CCTTTTTCAGATGCCTGTCCAGTGCGGCCCAGGTCTCATTGATGATCACCTGCGCCGCCTCAGGGCCCTTGGCTTCGCCTGCCGGCGAGAGAAATGGCTCGGCCCTCATTTTCCTGGTGCCGAACTCCTTGAACCGCCAGTAGTAGGCCCAGCCCGCCTCCTCGTAGACCTTCCCGACGCGGCCGCGGCGGCGGTTTCGCTTGGTGTTGGCGTACTTGCGCCGCCGCCCGGTCTTGACGCCTACAGTGAAGTACTCGCCCCCAGTGCCTACGCCTGCGCGCTGCCGGCTCTTGGTGTTCGCTCTGCGCGTCACGATCTGCGAGGCCATGAACCCCGATGCTCTCGGCGCCCGGCGCCTGGCGTCGTCCCGGATGACATTGCCGCCCTTGCGCATGCCGGCTTGCACGGCTCGCCCCTGGATCGCCTTGGGTGCCTCCCTCAGTGAACGCAGGAGACCGTCCAAGCCATCGATCTTCACCTGCTCAGCCATCGGACACCCCCGCGTCGACCATCAGTGTGAGATGGCGGCGTGCCGTTGGGTCCGGCAGTACCGCGCGAATCGCGTACACCTGCCCATCGAACAGAACGCGCATCGTGGACAGCACCCCGGGCACGTACGGGATCTCGATCCGCGCGGTAACCTCACCGTGCTCAGCCGTGGCCGCAGTGAACTCTCGGCCCGACAGTGGCACCACTTCTGCCGGCAAGTCAGCCCGCCATCTACGCCATTGCTTCGTGTCCCCGCCGAGCGGATCACGCACCGGGCCGTAATCCTGCAGCTCGATGCGATGCCGGTACTTGCCCGCCCGCCTCATGGCAGCACCCGCCGGTAGGGGAACATCAAGCGGTCCAGTGTCGGGTTCTCAGCCATCTGCGTGCCGGCCACCACTGCCTCGCGGTTTGCGTACAGATCACCCAGGAGCAGCAGCACCGCCGCGCGCAGCGGCCCCGGCAAAGGGCCAGGCGTGGTTGTGAACTTCACCGGATAGACGCCCGGCTCACTGTCGAGCGTGGCCGGCTCGATCGGCAGCGGAGAGCGGCCCTCACCGATCGGCGTCCACTCATAGCTCGCCGCTGCCAACGCATAGCCCGTGGTGCGCTCCACCGACTCACGGGCGGCCGTGATGAAGGCGCCGATCAGCACGTCGTCAGCATCGTGGATGACTACCAGGTGCGCCTTCGCCTCGCTCAGCGACACGGGCTCATCGGCCGCCGGTGTCAACGTGCGCAGCATGGGTCATTCCTCCGGCGTGGCCGCCTTGATGGCGGCGGGGTGAGTGTCGATCAGCCCGCCAAGGCGCAACGCTTCAGCGTGAGCCGCATTGACCTGGATCACCTGCCCGACCTTGCCCAGGTGGTTGTTACTGAGCACCAGCGCCGGCACGGTTCCGTCATCCGGCGGAGCCAGTTCTTCATCCGATGGCGGCGCGTCGTTGTCCGTGTCCACGGTGTCGGTCGCCTGGCTGTCTCCGCCTTCATCCGTCTCCGGATCACCGACGGCGGCTGCCGCGTCAGCGTCGGGGCTTTCGGCGTTCGGCTGCTCGCCCTGGCCAGCCGCTGCGTCCACTACCGCAGCGGGTGCTTCCTGCGCATCGAGCGGACCGCCAGCCGCAGGCGCTGGGGTGTTCTTCTGCTTTGCCATGATCGTCTCCAAGGGACGCCCGCGCTGGGGCGCCCCTCCGTTCGTGGGCCGAGGCGTTTAAGCCGCGGCGCCGTGCTTGAAGGTCTTCACCGCGCCGCCCACGTCGACCAGGTTGCCGCCAGAGCGCATCCAGGCCATGAAGCCCACCTGGCCCTTCTTCACGTAGGCCGAGTCGTTGAAGCGGAACAGAGTCACCGCCATCACGTCGCGGATCTTGTAGTAGCTGAAGTCGCCGAACGCGATCGAAGTTGCTCCGGCGGCCGGAACCGGGGCGTGCTGGTTGATCTGGATGTCGCGGTTCAGCAGGCGATCCGGCGCACCGCCCGGATTGCCCTGCTCGTAGCCCGGCACAAAGATCGGCCGACCCTGGTCGTCCTTCACCTTGCGGATCAGTTTCAGAATGTCGTCGTGGAACATCCACTTGGCCAGCTGCCGATACGCCGGATCGACGCTGTGCTCCAGGTCGACCAGATCGTCGTAGGTGACGATCGGCAGCGCCGAGACGGCGCCAATCTTGCCCACAGTCGCGGCGGTATAGGCGCCCATCGGCTGGCCCACTCCGGTTCCGACCGAGTAGTGGCGGTTGGTGACGCGGCCCAGGCGGGTCTGCAGGCGCTTCTCGATGAAGCCAGCGATATCGGCGGTGCTGTCCTGCAGCAGCTCCCACGGCACGGTCACCACCTTGGAGCTGTACTTGTACACCTGCAGACCCTTGGTGCCGAAGGCCACATCCTGATCGGTTGCGGACTGATTCTCGGTGACCAGCTCACCCTCTTCGGAGGTGCCATCGCTGGTCGGGTACTGCATCGGCTCGCCGCCGGCAGTGCGGAACACGTCGGCGACCTGGCGCATGCCTCCGAACGCCTTCAGGGCATCCAGGATCTGCTCGGCCAGCGTGGTCGGAACGGTGTAGCCGCCCTGTTCCGGATTGACGGCCGGGTTACCCGACATGGCCGCGTTGACCTGCTTCCAGTCCTCCGCGCTGAGCGCACCATCGCCGCCACGCGCCCAGCGGTCGAACAGGCGCTCCTCGTTGGAGAGGTCGCGTCCGCCGCGGTTGGCGGTGTCGTGTTCACGCACGCCCTGCTCGCGCAGTGCCTCGTCGGCCGTCAGGTCCATGACCTTCTGATGACGCTCGATCGCCGCGTCGATGCGCTCGATCTCGGCGATGTTGTTGTCGTACTTGGTCTGGTTCTCCGGCGTCCACTTGTTGCCGTCACCGGTGCTGGTATCCAGCAGATTGCGGGTTTCCTTTGCCAGCGCGGTGCGGCGCTCCCGCTCGGCCTGAATGTTGAAGGGCATGGGCTATTTCCTCGTGTCGAAAAAAAACCGCCTTTCGGCGGTCGGGATGAACTGCGGGCGGGAGTCGCTTACGCAGCGGGGCGTTCCAGCAGCGCCAAGCGGCGCGACAGGTTGGCTTTGTGGGCCGCGGCGGCTGCGCCGTCGTCGGGATCGGGCTTGCAGCTGGCCAGGGCGGCGGGCGCGTTGTCGTAGGCAGACAGGTCCCAGGTGTTGGATGCCTTCTTCTTGCCCACGATCTCCACCACCTCGTCTGCGAAGCCGTGTTCCTTGGCCTCGTCAGCCGTGAACCAGGTCTCTTCGTCCATCCACTGAACGATCTGCGCCTGATCCTTGCCGGTGCGGCGGGTGTAGTCACCAGCCAGGCCAGCGTCGATCTTGGACAGCAGCTCGCCAGTCTTGGTCATGTCTGCCTTGTTGCCGACTGTGATGGTCCACGCGTTGTGAATCATGAACCCGGCGCCCTGGCTGATCTCGACCCTGTCGCATGCCATGCAAACCCCCGTCATAGCCGAGGCGGCCAAGCCATCGATGTGGGCGATGACCGTTGCCTTGTGCTGGGCAATGGCGGTCATCATCGATCGTGCCGCGAACACGTCACCACCGGGCGAGTCAATGCGCAGGTGGATCACGTCCGCATCAATGCCAGCCATGGCCTGAGCAAACATCGTTTCGTCAATGTCGCCCCACCAGCCGCCGATAACACCGTGCAGGTAGATGGTCGCCTCCTTGCCTTCGGTCTCGGCCCGGATGGGTTTGGACTGGCCGGCGTTATTCTTGGCCAGCTGTAGCAGCTTAGGAATCGGCATCTTCAGGGTTCCTTTCAGGGTCATCGCCGTCCGGCTTAGCCGGTGGCGCAGGGTCTTTCGGTTGGTAAAGCTCGTCGCCGCCCTCGATGGGGGGCAGGTTCTTGAGGCGGCGGACTTCGTTCACGACCATCCAGCCCTTAGCGCCAGGGCCACCGAGCGCTTTGCTGAAATACTCGGCCTGCGTCTTTGAATCACCGGCCATGAACATGTCCACGTTGTGCTCAACGAAGTAGCGCGGCGTGCGGAACAGCTTGCGGTTCAGTTCATCCTTGATCCGCTTCAGATGCGGGCCCAGCGTGTACTTCACGAAGCCGGTGCCCATGGCTTCGATGCCACTGCCCCAGCTGGTGGACTTGCTCGTCTCGCCGATCATGTGTGGCGGGACGCCGAAGGCGCGGGCCACGTCGATGACCTGCCACTGACGGGACTCCAGCAGCTGCTGGTCGACCGCTGACATGGTCAGTTCGTGAACCTCCAGCCCCTCGGTCAGAACCAGCGGAATGCGACGGTTGCCCTGCACCCCGCCGTACTTCTTGACCCAGGCGTCTCGGAAATCGTCCTGCTGCGCGGTGGTCATCTTGTTCGGCGTGCGGATGGCCACTTCGGGCTTGCCGCCCTCGCTGAAGAACTTGCCGGCATGCTCGTCCCCTTGGATAGCGATACCGATGCCGTTCCGCGCGCCCCACTGGATCACCGACATGCCGTGCACGCCGTTGAAACCGAAGCCGGGGAAATGGAGCACGTCGTCCTGGTCAACGGTGAAGTACCCGTCAACGTCGTGGAACGTGTACTGCAAGCGTGTCGGTTCCCGTGGGCTGGTCTTCTCCTGCTTGAGGATCATCACCCTGTCGCGGGGCCAAGGAATCATCCCGGTCGCCACGCCGGCGCGGTTGCGCGTCATGTACACCACGCCATCACCGCGCAGCAGCATCTGGCCGACGATGAATTCCCAGCCGGTTGCGCTCGACCAACCGGAGGAAAACTGCTCGTTCAGCAGCCACCAGTAATCGTGCTCAGCCCGCGTGCGGTGCCCATCCACCCGCTCGAAGACGGGTAGCGGCAGCTGGGAGATCGCACCAGCAAGCAGCGAGACGGCAGCGAACACCGCCGAGACCCGCATTGCCGATTCCGGGCTGACGACAGCGCCGGAGGCCGTCGTCGGGTTCCCGAACACCTCGAACATGCCCATGCCGGAGGACTGGATCACCTCGCCGTCGACCAGGTTGCTGATCGTCGGCTCGATACGGTCGCGGGCATCGGCCCGCCGGTTCTTCTCGAATAGTCCGAACATCAGTCGATCACCACGAAGCCTTGTTGGGTTGTGCCAGTGTCCCGCGCCTGCATGGCGCGGCCCATGGCCATGATCAGCGCCACCGCGCCGTCGATCTTGTTTTCCATCTTTTCCTTACGCGGATAGACGTGCTCCTTCGCGTCCACCCTCGCCACGACATTGCCCATCATCCAGGTCATCGCCGCATTGCCGTCGTGCCACAGGCGGCGCGACAGGATCAGCGCCTCCACTTCCTTCATCGGCTCAGACAGGTTGCGCACGGACTGCGCCATCTCGACAACCGGCAGGCTCTCCTGCTCCAGACGGGTCATCAGATACGCCGCCTGGGCCGGATCGAAGGCAATGTCCTGCACATCGATGCCTTGCGCCGCAAGCTCCTTCAGTTCCTCTTCGATGAAGGCGTAGTCGGTCATGTTTCCCGGCGTGGCCACGATCAGGTCATCCAGCAGGAACTGCTGGTACTTCTCGTTCTCCTCCACCGCGGATTCGGGAACATAGAAGCGCGGGATGGCGTAGAAGCTGTCGCCCTCCTCGAACAGCAGCACGACCGCAGCCACGTCCAGCTTCGACGCCAGATCGACGCCGACCCAGCAGGGGCATCCAGCAAAGTCCGAGATCTCAAACCGACGTTTCTGCCTCTGCCAGGCCAGCATGTTCATCCATGCCAGCTTGGCGCCCACCCAGTCGTTCAGGTGCTTGGTGCGATACGCACTTTGCTTGCTGGCAGAACGCTTTGCCTTGGCCAGCATGTCCAGCAGGAACTGCTCAAACACCGAAACCCCGAAATTCGGGTTGGCCTTTCGCAGCACCTCCGGATCGTCCCAGCGGTCGCCCTCGTCAATGCAATAGATCGCGGCGAACACCGTCTCGTCAGTCACCTCCCCTCGCAGAATGCGAACCGCATCGCTCCGCATCTCGAAGCACGGGCCGGACAGGTTGGTCCCCGCTGTGGTGATGATCGACAGAAGGGGCTGCTCGCGCGCGCCCATGCCGGTTTCCATGGCATCGACCATGTGGTCGTCGTCGTGCTCATGGTACTCGTCCACAAGCGCCGCGTGCGGGCTGGAGCCGTCGCCCGGCTTGCCGATCATCGTCTCGAACTTCGACATGTCCTCCATGACGAAGAGCGGGCCGGGGTTCTTCGGGTTGCCGGCCTGCTCGATACCGAACCGCGAGCGCAGCGCCGGCAGCTTCTGCACCATCTGCCAGGCCGGGCGGAACACCTCGTATGCCTGTTTCTCGCTGGTAGCGCCTGAGTACACCTCGGCACCGGCCTCACCGTCGGCACAGAACAAGTACAGGCCGCGCGCGGCCAGCCGGAGCGACTTGCCGTTCTTGCGGGCGATCTCCTCGTAGGACCGGCGGAACCGCCTGTGCCCGGTCTTCTTGTGGACCCAGCCGAACAGGTTGCACTCGATGAACCGCTGCCAGGGCTCCAGCACCAGCAGCTTCTTCTGCGAAGCCCACTTGCCTTTGGTGTGCGGCATCTTCTCCATGAAGCGCACCGCACGGTCGGCCTTGTCGGCGTCGTACTTGTAGGGCCAGTCGGCCCCCTTGCGCTTCAGGTCATCAAGGAACCGCTGGCACGCCAGCCGGATGTATTCGCCGGCGATGATCTTCCCAGCCGTCACGCCCCTGGCGTAGGCCTTGGCTGATTCGGTGGGCGTCATGGATCAGAACTCGTCGAATGGGTTGCCCTCCGGGGTCTTCTCGGTCCCCAGCTTCTGGCGGTCGGCCGGGGTCAGCCCCAGCCGCGCCAGGCAGCCGATCAGGTGGGAGTACTTGGCCGCGACGAACTCGCCGCGGTTGGCACGGAACTCGGCAAGCAGCGAGGACGCCACTTCCATGATGAAACGGTCGGCGCTGGTCAGCACGCCCGGCAGGGCGCACTTCTCCAGCTCCTTCCACACCTCGGCGACCTCGCCGGGCAGATGGCTTGGCACCTTGCCGAGCGGCTTGCCCGTCTTGGGCGCTTCCTTCTTGTAGCGCTGCGGGTCCTTCTTGGTCGCGCCCTTCAGCTCGGCCAGTTCCCTCGGCTGTCGATGGCGGGCCATCGGACCTCCCAATCCTGAAATTCAAATTCTGCGGACGCGCGAAGAAAGGGGGGCGCGCGTATCGGTCGAGGAGGGCCCTCAACTTTGACCCTCCCCCCTCCCCTTGCGGTCAGCCTTCTGTGGATAACTTCCGCTCCATTCAGGTTCGCGAGGGTTGCTCGCTACCCTGCCGAACCCACCGTTCTCCCGCGCTGTCTTGGCGCTATGGCATGGACGGCACAGCGGCTGCAGGTTGCTGTCGGCGTGGTTGGTGTCGTCACCATCGATATGGTCGACCTCAGTGGCCGCCCGCACCTTTCCCTGCTCAGCACAGCATCTGCACAGCGGCTCACGGGCCAGCACCACCCCACGGATACGGCGCCACAGCGTGGAGTTGGTGGACAGCGCGCGGCGCGCCTGTCTCTTGCGCACCTGGACGCTGGTTTCCCTGTAGGGGCGCCAGCCGGCCGCACGGTGCTGCGGTGGCCTGGTGGGCATCAGTAGGGCTTCCCGTCCAGGTCGACGCGCGCAGGCTCGGCACCTTCGTCCTGCACCGGTGCGCCGGCTTCCTCACCCAGCAGCTGGGCCACCGCTTGCACCAGCAGCCCCACGTGCATGGCCAGTTCGGCGATCTGCTTACCCTGCTGCTCAATGATCCCGACCAACCGTTCGATTCGAGCGTCGGTGCTGCCCGCAAGTGGTATGGCTAAGGCCGGATGCCCAGTGTACCGGGCGACTTGTTCAGCGCTGAGCGCCGTGTCCCGCGCACTAACTCGTGTGGTGTCCATCAGCAACCCTCGTCGTTTGCAGCACCAGGCCGCGGCGTACCCACCGTTCAACCCGGTCCCAGTCCGGCTCCATCCCCGTTGCCCGGGCGAACCACATCACTGCGGCGAGGTAGCAACGCAGCCACCACCGCATGCGTATCGACGCGCGCACTGTCGCAGCCATCAGAACTCCTCCACTGCCCAGCCGCCGCCGTCCCGCTTGGGCCTCACCTTCACTGCAATGAAGCGGAACGGGTACATGGCCGCTGCAATCTTGATCTTGGCGCGGGCATCGTCCTGCCAGTGGCCCTTCACTTCGTGGAAGGCCATGACACCGTCAGCCTCCAGCACGGCAAAGTCCGGCGTATAGAAGGTGTTGTCTGCCAGACGCAGCCTCAGACCCTCGAACCTGTGCCACTGGATCTCACCAGCTGCCTGCAGCGCGCGCAGCCGCTCTGCATACGCAGCCTCAGTCTTGTTCATCTCGCCGGCCTTCAACCGGCCCAGTGCCAGCATCCGGCGGTTCATGGCGTCACCGGTTGCCGGTCAGCCACGATCACTTCTTGGCTGGCGCGGACGTGGTCGTCGGCGTCCCGGCCGATTTGAACAGCAGCTCCCGCAACCTCTGCTCGTAGTTCGGCGTGCGCATCACGTTCGACGGCGCCGGCGACGGCTTGGGACAGGAGGCTGGTGCTGCAGGTGGCGAGGTCGTCGCGCAGCTGGAGACGCCCAGAGCGCAGGTCAGCCACAACAGCAGCAGGGACGGTCGCGGCCGCAGTTCGGTCTTCTTCATGCTTTGCTCCAATGGTGGCCAATGTCTCAGCCTGGGCGTGCTCGGTGGCACGGGTCTGGTTGACCTGCTGCACCTGAGCGGAGCTGGTACTGGCCTGCTGACGAGCTTCGGCGCCCTCAGCGCGATCATCGCGCCAGGCCCAGCCAACTCCGACCATGGCACCGGACCACAGGACGAAGGCGGCGCCTGCGATGACTAAGCGGTTCACTCAGATCCTCCTGCCCTGATCGTGTCGCTGTCCGGATCGAATGGCGGCGGCTCGAGGCCGGCCGCGCGCATCAACCCTTCAAGCCGGTAAATGTGGCGGATGAGCCGCAGTTCCCTGGCCTCCATGCGGCCAACCCGCTCGCCCAGCCGGGTCACTTCCTCGCGCATCAACTGGATCACGTTGACCTCGGCCCCTTCCCTGGCTGTCTCTACGAACTGCTTGCGCCACCACAGCGCCACACCGCCGGCGCCGACCATCAGGCCGCCGACGGCCGTGCCGATTGCCTGCCAATCCACGTCGACCCCGATCATGGCGCCACCGTCCCGCCGGCCTTGCGGTACACGGCCAACAGGTCGGCAAGCGCATGTTCGTGTTGGCCGTAACCAGCACCCGGCAGGCTCGCCCAGATGTTTCTGACCGCCTTGATGGCCTCCGGGATCTTGCCCGCCTGGATCAGCGGCAGCGCGCGGCGCTCCCGGATCTGCTGCAGCGCGATCAAGTCCTGGCTCAAGGGCGCGAAGTCCTTCAGGCCCAGCGTCTTCTTGTACGCGTCGTAGTAGCGGCGCAGCAGCTGGTAGCGGCCGGCTGCCGTGGACTGAATCTTCAGCTTCGGCAGATCCACCAGCACGCGCGGATGGTCGGCGTAGCTCTTGAACAACTGCCCGCCGACGATCACGTCATAGCCGCGGTCCTTGGTGGGCTGCTTGCCGTTGTCCGTACCCTCTGACCACGCCAGCATGTCGAGGAAGGCTACGACGTTCGCGCCGCCAGCCTCTTGGCGAGTGATCTCAGCCATTGAGTGTGTCCTTGAGTTCAGTTATCGGCGGGGGCGTGCGCATAATCAGCGGACAAACCAGCCAGGGGGGGCATATGAATCAATCGCCGGAAGCCCGTTACACCGAGCAACTTACGCAGCGTCGCCTAGGGGCGCTGGAAAAGGGTTTTGAAAGCCTGCAGAAGAACCAGCGCACCGTCGAGTCGGAGAAGGAGGCCGAGGCGCTCAACAAGCTGATGGACAAGGAACGGTCAGCCAATGAGGCGTACACCAAGCTGATCGTAGCGGCAGGCTACGCCGGCTTTCTAACCTTCTGGGGTAAGTCAGCTCAAGTAATCCCCCAGCCACACCATGCGTGGATCGGCACTCTTTTCCTACTGTCCTTGCTCTGCTACATCGGCTACGAGGTCTACATTTCGGTTCGGAGGGGATTCGCCGTTCAATTAGCGAATCAGCGCCTCAATGAGAATCCGACCCCTGAGGGCATAGCTCAGTTCAAGGCGTCCTTGACGGACTTCAATCGCCGGGCACACAGAACGTGGCTGCTCGTACTTGTGCCAACTGTCGCCCTCGGATTCGGATCCGGCCTATGGCTTATCGGCTGGTACATCTACAGCACTTGGGCGAGTCATTGATCGAACGACCTCACCCCCGAAAGACAAAGCCCCGGCTTGGCCGGGGCTTGCGATTGGATGGTGGCAAGATTGCCGTCTTTTTCGATGACCTAGGAAGTCATCGCTATGCCGCCTGCGTGAGTGCCTTGCTGAACTGCCTGGCAGCGCGCGCTTCGGCTGCACGGAAGTTGAAGAGCATCCACTCATAGACCGGTCGCCAGAACCGGCTGTAGGCGGACCAGTCGGCACCGATGGCAGCCGCACGCTTCCGGCCGCTGAGCGGATCGAATCCACTCCCCCCGCAGCCGTCGCAGTTCACGATTCCCGCAATCGACGGGTCCATAAGGACCTTCTTGCCTCCACAGCGGGAACACTCGCATGCACCGGCCATCTCTTCGATCACCGCTCCGGCCAGCACCCCAAGTTGCTCCATCGTGTTGTTCGGCCACGTCGCCGCCCTTGCATCTTCCAGCACCTGCTCAGCACGCCGCAGTTCACGTCGCTGCACATCCGTCACCGTGCCCCCGCCCCAGCCCATGCTGGCCTTGGCGATCCCGAACTCCGTCCGGGCATCGGCAAGCTCGTGCATCTGCCGGGTGAACTCGGGCGCGACCAAGCCAACGACAGCCTGGCGCAACTGCTCACGTCTACGCTGGCCGCTCTCGGGCCACCACAGTGCCTGCAGCAGCTCATGCCCCAACCCGTGAGGAACATATGCCAACGCTGCGACGATCTCCTGGGTGGACGGGCCACCGGCAGAACCGTCGAAGCTCATTGTTTTTGGACCAGTCCGGCTGGACAGCAGTTCGCGGGCATTGTTCATTTGCATGCGCCTTCCCCTTGGTGGTTTGCTCGTGCAGCGCGCGATCGCGCCGGATTCTTGGTTGCGTTCATCAGACCGCCGCGGGACCAGCCGGCTCGGCCGCATAGTGCGTGATCGCCGGGTTGTCACCCCGCCAGCTGCCGAACACCGGCCGCTTGCTCACCGAGTCCCACAGCATCAGCCGCCGACCGTCCTGCGGCGCATCCACGATTGATCGCCAGTTCACGGCAGTGCCGGATCGCAGGTTCCATGCCTGCGCCTGGGGCGCGCGGCAGCCACAGTTGCCGCATTCGATCCACTCGCTGTAGCCCTCGTCGCCATCTGACGACACAACCACATCGTTCTGATCTGCAACATTCTTCGATGCGCAGAAGGGGCACGGCTTGAGGTCCAGGTCGGTCATGCTCGCTGCTCCCAGCTGGCCGTCAGGCGCTGCACCTGCCCGCCGCGGGCCTCGAATTGCTCCACCGTCTCGGCCATGATCCGGCCATCCGTCTCCTTGCCCCACGCCTTCGCCGGCGCCAGACCGGCTCGCTGCGCGACGCGAGCCCGGTTGATTGTCATTCTGTCGACCCGGGGTTCAGCTGCCAGCCGTGCAGCGCGCGCCCGCGCTTTGGAAGCACGACTGATCTCGCGTGCACGCTCCACCCTCTCCTCAGGCGTCCGGAACTTGCGGCGCATGCCGTTACCGGTTGCCTGAAACGTCGCTACCTCACCAATTCCAGTCTTTGCGAGGTATCCGGCATCGACCAGGCCGTGGAGCGTGCGCCTCATGGCCTGCCGCTTCTTCCAGCCCTGGACACCAGCGGCGTCACTCGCTTGCGCGGAGGTCACAACCAGCCCCGCGTTGGCCTCGAACAGCGCGCGAGCCGTATCAGCCATAGATCGCTTTGATTCGGTCATGTTTCAACCTCAGTTCGTTGATGTAGGTCTGTTGGTCGATCAGCTCGTCATCCGAGCCATAGATTTCGTGGAACGTTCGGGAGCCTTCCTTCAGGCTGTGGCCGTAGACCCGAGTCATCCACTTGAACGACCTGCCAGGCAGCGGCTTGCGCTCGTGGTGCCACCCGCACATGCCGAATCCGAATGCGTGTCCCCTACGGATGTTTCCGGACTTGCAGTGGTGGTACTCGCACCCTTGAATCACCCTGTCCTTCGGCAGCAGGTTCCGCATGTAGAGCAGCAGGCACACCATGCAAGGCCCCCTTTTCGCCACCCGGATGCGCTCTTCCTCTGCGCGCGTGGGAGCCGGTCCGTTCGACCACATCAGCGCAGCTCCGGGATGGGGCCGGCATAGCGGGTGATCGGGATCTGGCGCATGCCATCGCGCCACACCCGGGTGCCACGGGTCGCGTACAGCACCAGCGGCTTGATCCCGTACCCATAGGCCAGATACCAACCGGCAACCGCTACCGGCTCGGACACCGGACGCACTTCCAGTTCGACGTGGTCCTGCCTCATGCCGCGGCGTCCTGAGCGGAACCGAGCAGCTCGGCGATCTCGGCCAGCCGCTTCCGGGCGCGCTCGTTCGCTTGCGGACTCGTCTCCACTCGGCCAGCCAGTAGCGCAAGCGGATTGAACACGGGCGTGGCCGGAGGCAGCGACAGGTAATCAGCAACCTGCTCGTGCGCCAGGCGGCCGGCAGCTACCGCCTGCTGCAGCGCTGCGTCCCGTGCGCCGGAGTCATGGCCCAGCGACGGCTGGTAGACGGCACAGCCACCCGCAGCGCGCGCCTCCTTCACCAATCGGACGTACACCTCCAGGAACGCTGCCCGGCCAGCAATCTTGTCTCCGGCCTCCACCAGCGGCAGCGCCACGGTCCATGCGTCCCGGGTCTGCTCGGTCCAAACCAGCGTCACCGCCTCGTCAGCGGCGCGGATGGCCACGGCCCATGCTTCGTTGGGTGCCGGGTGTCCGTCGTCGATGCGCTCCATGATCGCGGCAAGGCTGAGCTTGCCTTTCACCTCACGGCGGCAGGCAGTAAGCGCGTTGGCCAGCACCTGCAGCGGATAGGTCGCCAAGTCGGTGACCATGTAAGCCGCGGCGGCCGGGCGGATCTGCTCGCCCATCACCTCGGCCGTGGCCACCAGCATTTCGACCAGCCTGTCCTGATCAGCATCACTAAGCATTCGCGTTCCCCTTCAAGCGGCGCAGCAGCGCCTTGGCGTCGTCGGCCGCGTTGGCATTGGCCTGCGTCTGGTCCTGCTGCCGGGCGCTGGTGTCGGTCACCTGCCGCCCGGTCGCCCACTGCGTGCGGTACGCCTCGGCCCCGGCCAGCAGCACGCCCAGGTCGTGCATCCGCTTCACGGCGTAGTTCTCGTTGACGCTCAGGAACCAGCCCGCCACCTGCGGCGCCTCTTCCCGGCCCAGCCGCTTCACCAGATCCCGAACGTTGGTGTTGACCTTGGCGTTGCGGACAGGGTCCACGCCGTGACGGATGCGGTAGGCGGCCCGGTAGGCGGCCCACGTCGCCTTGCAGGCCAGCTGCATCTGCTCCTCCAGCTCCGCCTTCGTCGGCGGCGTCGCCACCGGCGGCGCAATTGGCGGTTCATCTGACGGTTCAATGGGGGTTATATGACGGTTAGGCGGCACGGGGCGCACCTCCAGACCTGCGCCCGGTGCATCCCCTCCTGCAGCGGGCGCATCCCCACCTGCACCGGGCGCACCCCCTGCATGGGGCGCAGCACCTGCGCCCGGTGCAGTACCGTTCTTTCCAGTCTTGCGGGTGCCCTTGGACGGCGCAGCGGCAGCGTTGAATTTGGCCGGCGTAACCGAATAGACCGTGCTGCTGTTGAACCGGCGATCGCGCGCCAGCAGGCCAACGGCCTCCAGATGATCCATGGCGCTACGTACAGCGCGCGCCGACATGCAGCAGCGCGCAGCGATGGTGCCGACCGCTGGCCAGCACACGCCGTCGTCGTTCGCTTGGTCAGCCAGCGAGATCAGCACAGCCTTCTGCGTCACGCTCAGGCCCTGCAGCGGCCAGCACTGCGACATGATGATCGTCGACATGTCAGAGCCCCAGCGTCATGTTTTCGCCCGGCGCCACCGGCCACCAGGTGCACGCGGGCTTGCCGGTGGTGGCGCACGGAGCGGTCGGCCCACGCCAGATGCGGCCCTCTCGGGCCAGCTCAGGAAGGCGGCGACCAAGCATGTGGCGGTCAAGGCCGGTCAGCGCCGCGAGGTGCAGACTGCTCTGACCGGGATGACGCTGGACGGCGACTGCGGCCATGGTCTGCTGGTCGAGCAGCTTGCCGGTAGAGACAAGGTCGGCCGCTGCAACGTGGCTGCTGTTGGGATCGGAGGAACGAGCCAAATGGATCATCGGACTGCCCTCCCCTTCGACGCAGCCCGCGCGACGTTGCGCTCCAGGCGGTTGGCCATCGTGCGCAGCGCGCGGATCTCGGCAATCATCTGCTCGGCCTCGGCGTTCGTGATGGTCGAGTCGGCGATGGCCTCCACGGCCGTGCCGGACAACTTCCCTACCCGGCTGGTGATCTCCAGCAGCTTCATCTGGATGGCGCCGATCTCGTCGGACCAGCCACCCTCCGGCGCCGGAGGCAACACGTCGGCGGCCATGCCAAAGCGCGCCACCAGCGACTGGAGCCAACCCAGCGCGCGCTCACCGCCGCCAGCCTGCTCCTGCATCCACTCGGTCAGCAGTTCAGCGATCTGGAGCGTCACCGACTCACCCTCCAGACCGCGCAACTTGGCGCGCAACGTTTCGGGGTGCATCGACTTGCCCCGGCGCTGGGCCAGGTACGCAGCTGCAGCTTCGACACCACCCGGCGTCTCACGCACGGAGTTGTAGAGGTTGTCGAGCCAGTTGAGGGAAGAAGTGCGGCAGGTCATCGGGTCACCTTGGGAGGGACGGTGTTTCAGGGTTTCGGGCTGGGCCCGGGTGGCGCACGATGGGCGCCATGGAGATCAACTACTCAGGGACGACGGCCAGGGATGGCCTTTCAGGCGGTGTCGACCGGGGCGATGCGATTTGCGTCGGGATCATCGTTCGCGGGCTCAGCAGCGGCCTGGGGCTCAGCGCCGAGCAAGCGCTGGATCTGCGGCAAGGCGGGCAGAACGCCCTCCTCTGGCCATGCCGCAACCTCTTCGACGGGAAGCTGCAGCAGGGTGGCCAAGTGCTTGTCGCTGGCCATACCAAGCTTGGCGCGCAGCGCGCGCTTGCTCATGCGGCTATCGATTTCTGCGCGCAGCTGTGCGACTGCCTCGGTCTGGGCTTCCGCAGGATCTGGCCCAAAGACGTCTGGGCGGAGCTGGTGGCGGGAGACGCCAGTGGCCAGCTCGATTGCGATGCAACGTTCTGCGGGAACGCGGCAGCGGTCGTACCAGCCGGATACCGACGGCGGCTTGATGCCGAGAAGCTGAGCAAGAGCCTGCTGGCTCCCTGCCGACTGAACTGCTCTATCGAGGGCTGACATGTTCATGGAATCTATTAGTCCACAGCTAACAGCTTATTGCAAGCCGGCAGCTGCACGAAATCGATTAGTTACCAGCTAACCTGCCGCGATGGACATTCGAGAGATCCGCAGCCGCAACTTTCGCCATCTGATCGACGCCCTTGAAATGAAGGGGATCAAGGGGCGACGGGATCAAGGCGCCCAACTGGGTGGCTTCCTGTCGGCGTCGTACGTGTCCCAGCTGCTCGGCGGGAAGTACATCGGCGACGATGTGGCCAAAAAGATCAGTAGCGCCCTGGGCAAGGATCATGGCTGGATGGATCGGCCACAGTGGAGCGAAGACGGAGAGGTATCCGTCTCACCAATCCCGGAGAATGAGACGCCACCCGGCTATGTTCGCTTCGACTTGTTCGAAGGGGGTGCGGGAATGGGCGCAGGGATGGTCAACCAGGACTACCCAGAGGTGGTGAAGACCATCGAGGTCGCAGAATGGGAAGTTCGCAGGAAGCTCGGTTACCTACCCAAGCCAGGCAGGATCCAGATCATCACCGGCCGAGGGCCGTCGATGAAACCCAAGCTCGAAGACGGCGACATTGTCTGGATCGACACCAGCTGTGACTACTTCGACGGCGACGACTACTACCTGATCAACATCGGTGGCGAGACGCAGATCAAGATGCTGCAGAAGCGCGGCGACGGTCTCTACGTCGTGAGCGTCAACACTGACTTCCCAGCCTACCGTCCGGATCCGGGCGACGTGAGCATCCTGGGGAAGGCCCTGATCCACGCAGGTCTGCGGAAGTTCTAAGTAGCGCGGAATTTCCTACTACCGTCCCAAATTGGGACAACAAAAAAGCCCCGCCGAAGCGGGGCTTTTTCAGACCGAAGCGCGGCGCGATTACGCAGCTCGCTTCTGCTCAACGTACTCAAGAGCAACGGAAGAGAACCACGAAACTCCCTTCGCGTCTTCGCCCATTTCGTTCAGGCGTGCTTCGAATGCGTGCGCAAGGCTTTCAGTCAACTCGTCCTTGATGGCGAGAAAGCCCGCAAGGGCCTGGTGGCCGTTACCGAACTTAGCCATAGCAATTCCTCTCATAAATAGTGATCCCATCCGCCGAAAATTGGGGGGTGTACGCCTTCGGCGGCACTTAGGGTAACCGAACAAATAAATCGTGTCAACGGAATTCGTTCAGATTACTGCGCAACTACCTTCAAACCAGGCTGCTGCTCCTTCTTGACGACCATAAGCCAGGTGCCGTGGCTGGTTACATCGTACAAATGCGAAAGTGAATCCACGCCAAGAATGGCTGTCGCCACGCCACTCATAAATTGCGCATCGAGCGGAATAGCAGTGTGAATTTTCAGTTGCCGCGATGGGAAACGGTCGTAAGTGAGCTGCAGGCAGCCGACAATAGCCGTAGCCGCAATCCAAGCCAGAGCCGCATAGTTGGGCTGCGGAGCGTCAGCAAGATTCAGGCTGGGCTGGACGTAGACGTCCAACATCCGCACTTCGCTCTTTGCCTTTGCATGGGTCACAACCAGCAAGGCCGAAGCGAAAGCGGCCCCCTCCTCTACCACCGCGCATAGGCAACCGCCCGCGTCGGTCATCTTCACATCGCCGTGTGCAGTGCGCTCTGTGAAATCCAGCGCTGCATTGTAGTAGGTGGCGCTGACGTTCTCAGCATTGGCCTCGATTTGCGCGAGCCAAGCGCCTTTCGTCACGTCGAACAGCTCCGGTGAGACGTGATCCACGAACTGATACTTCATCAATTTCCCCTGTTCCGCCGTCCTGGCGTGCTGCGAAGCGTATCAACGTTGACGAAAAGCTTGTGTAGGAAAAATCCTACAAGGCACTACCGTTCGTCGGATTCAAAGTAATTTTCGGCATCTAAAGCACGCACTTGAATTTCTGGCGCCCCAAAAAGCGACGTCCGTCACACATTAGATTTGGACCACCTCCGCTGCAGAAGCAGCGTCCCAGCCTGGCTCAGCCGTATCACTTGCAGGGGTGGCCAGCGGGCCAACCAGCCCCATTCATAAAATTGTTAGCTGATAGCTGTTGACTAACAATTAGTGCGCAGCTAACGTTATCTCCAGTCGCCCACCATCACCCCATCCCGGGGCCGGGCGCAGGAGATCACGCATGGCCACCCTTTCCCTGGGCGTCAGCAAGGCGCCACCCACCGTCGTAGCGATTCCCTCCCTCGGCGTGGTCGCCATCAAGGTGGGCGCCGCCAGCCTCTACATTGAACTCGCAGAGGCTGACCGTCTCTCGGTGGAAATCCAGCATGCCGCGCACCAGCTGCGCGGCGAATGCCAGGACGCAGCCGCATGAGCAGCGTCATCGCCCACCACTCCAACGCTCAGCGCGCCGCTGCAGCCGCTGGCATCGTCGCCCGAGCCGGGCGCCGCTGGGGCCTCCTTCCCTACCAGGTCGTCATCGCCTCCAGCATCGCCGCCAATGCCGTCCTGCGGCAGGGCAAGAGCGCTGCAGGTGCGGTCGCTGCCGTCCGCAGCGCAGCGCGCGCCCACGGCGGAGCAGCCTGATGCGCCACCTGGCCCTGCCCTTCTTCTGCGCCGTCGTCGTCGGCCTGCTCCTCGCACTGCTCCCTTGGGCACTGCGCAACCAGGTCGACGCCGTCGCCCTCGCCTGCGCCATCGGCGCCGTGTTCTTCGCATGGCGCTGCTGGGAAGACCTCCAGACCACCTGGCCAGCCTTCAAGGCCGAAATGCAGCGACGCACCGCCGAGCGGCAGCGCGCGCCGCTCGCGGCTGACGACACCCACTGAGCGACCGCCCGCCCGGGTGACCGGGCTCCGCGCCGGCCGGACTTCCACTCGCCGGTAACCCATTCCACATCGAGATCCGCCATGACCGATTCAGTCGTTGTCGATTTCCAGAACGAACCCGAGTTTGCGAAGAAGGAAAACGGAGAGCTGCCGCGCATCGAGCAGATCCGCGAGCAGGTAGCCGGGTTCGTCGAGGGCTACGCCACCGCAAAGGGCCAGCAGCCACCGCGCATCGTTCTGCAGGCTTCCGACCTGAGGCGCTGCGTGGGCCGGATCCTCGCGCGCATGCAGAAGCCGCATCGCGATGAAGCCAAGGTGGCATGGATGCGGGCGCGCAAGGCTGGCTCGAAGCAGCCGTGGCGCGAAGCGAAGCCCGAGCCGATCCCCGGCGCCACCCTCACCTGGTGCGGGATCCCCATCGAAGGCATGGGCTACAGCCGTCACCGCGCCGTCGACAAGCACTGACCCATGGCCAAGCCGGTCCAGATGGACATTTTCGACGACGACCCAGCGCGCGAGGCAGCCGCCTGGCGCGTGCAGGCGGAAGAGTCGCTGAAGCACTTCCACTTTCCTGAATCGATCCGTCTGGAACGGCACGCCTACTACCTCGGCATGGCCGAACAACTTGAAGCCAGGGCGCGCGGCGCGCGCTCCACCAACAGCAAGGACATGCAGGCATGAGCAACGACAAGACAACGCTGGCGGACGTGCGGCCCGGTGGGAGGGTGAGGCTGGGGGATCAGGCCGAGCGGGCGCGGTTTGAGGCGTGGGCCGAAGAGCGGGAATTGGACACCGCAAAATGTTCAGCTGACGGCATGAAGGGTGATTATGCCGACCTCAATACCGACTGGTGCTGGGCAGCATGGCAAGCCGCCCTCTCCGCCCAGCCCTCCCCGGGTGGTCAGGGGGAGCTACTTGAACAGGTCGCGCGCTTTCTGGACTACTCGGTCGGCCACGACCCTTGGCCGAACATCAGGCGGGTTTACGGCGATGCGTGGTGGGAGCCGGTGAGAAAGATGCGCGACGAACTGCGCGCCCTCGCCGCCCGCCAGCCGGTGGGGGATCAGCACCCGGACGACCTGGCCGTGGATGCATTCGCCGCCGCCATGAAGGCCAAGATGGCCGATGCGCGCGCAAAGGGCCGTGGCGGCTGGGAGGATCCCGCGCAGTGCACTGCCGATGACCTGAGCCGCATGCTCCGCGACCATGTGGAGAAGGGCGACCCGCGCGACGTAGCCAACTTCTGCATGATGCTGCACCAGCGCGGCGAGGCTATCGCTGCCCGCCCGCCGGTGGGGGAGCCGGTGAGCAAAAAGCTGATGCGCCTGTTGCGGGAGCGCGCCGCGCTGCCGGAGTCGGTTGAACTGAGCTACCAGCGTGATGGGGACGGCACAGGGCGAGCATGGTGGGATCGACGCCATGCAGAGCTGGAGGCGCAGGGATACTGCCTCGACTTCGAGACTGATTCCGGCGCTGAGTGGTACGCCCTGCGCGGCATTGGGGATGAACTGCGAGCTGCGCTTGCCGAGTACGACGCCGCCCCGCCCGCGCAGGTCGTGGACCTGGGACAGCTGCAGCGCTTCGATATGTTCGCCGATGAAGGGCCTGGCTTTGGCGGCATGTCGGTGGACTACGAAGAATCAGCTACTGGCGCATGGGTTCGTTTCGAGGACGTGGCCAACTTGATCGACAGCCAGGCGGTGGGCAATGGCTGACCGCGACAGCTTCACAACTTTGATCGCACCGCTGAGTCCGCGCGCTCGTTCACTCTCCGACTTTCCCGTGCGGAAAAGGACGCACTTTACGCAACTTTTTCTCCGCAGAATAAATTGCGTCCAAAGAATCATCGATGTTGCCTCTGAACGCACCGAGGATAAATCGCCAATCTCTCGAGGAACTATTTCCTTCGACCATGACTTCACCAACTTGGACGACGTCATGCGCTGCGTGGATTGCTTGAGCAACCGCAAGAACAATACTCAGATCAACGGCGGGCCATTTAGACCCATCAAGTTCACGCGAGGCAAGGGATTCGAGCCTTCTCGTAAGAGTCCTAAAGCGCAACCTTTGATCCCCATCACTCTTGAGAGAGGCTTCGACCACCGCACCTTTAGTTGGAGTTTCAGCGAGAGGAAACTCAGTGAGAACCCGTTCGACTGCAATCCTTGCCGTAACGATGTCAGCCCAGTATGCAACAGAAAAAACAGCGTTCGCCTTACTTCTGAGAAAGAAATACCGCTGAATCCAAGGGGCAAAAATGGCCACAAAGACCGCGAGCACAGTCCCTATTGCAGACCAAGCTTCCCAGTTCACCACACAAGTTTCGCTAAGCCGCCAACACTGACTCACTCCGTTGAGAACGCTCATTCCCTGATCACCCTGTGGACTGGTGGGCATTCTGCCATGCCAGTTCAGCCGGAGGAGATCGGAAATGGCTGACCAGCTGCTCACCGCTGCACAGGCCAAGCACACAGCGCGCGTCCTCCTCAGCGAGGCGCGAGCGCGACGGAATGGTCTCGGCTTCTGGTTCGCCTACAACGCTGCACAGCGCGCGCGATTGCGGGCCAGTATTCCTTCGCTGCGCACCCCGTCGCGAGCGCCGGCACTGCCGGCCCAACTGGACCTGTTCGCATGACCGCCCTACCGCTTCCGACGGGCTTCCAGCTCCTGCAGCACAGCGGCCAAACCGCCGTTGCTGGCCAGCGATCGCTCGTGTGGCGTTTGCCCCGCCTGTCCACCGTGCAGCCAAGCCGACGAGTCTTTACGCAGGACCACGTTCGCCGCCTCCAGCACCACCAGGTGCCGCGCATTGCGCTGATGCTCGGCCAGCTTCGGGCCGAACACCGACAGAAGGCTGGTGGCCGGATCCTGCAGAAGCTGCTCGGCATCGCCGGGGATGTGTTTGCCGTGGTGTATCTGGCTGGCCAGTGCATCCAGAAGGTCGGCCAGCGACCGGTCAGCGCCAGGAGCCATGGCGGCCCGGATCTGCTGCCGCTGCCAATGAGTCGTCGGCCGCTTGGCCAATACCAAGTCCTGAACGTCAGCGCTCTGTCGCAGAGCGCCCGCCTCAGCCTTGGCGCGGAGCCACAACTCCGCATGCGTCGAATTCGCATATTGACTCATGCACGCCAGTGTATGCCTGCAATCAACCACGTTTCCAATGGAGCTGACAGATGACCCAGGAACATATCAGCCACCCGGAAGGGTTGCCGAACTGCGCCGCCGGACACCGCGCGCGCCACATCCACGACAAGCGCTGCGCCTCCGCCGGCGGCGGCCACCTGGTCGAGTGTGCCTGCAGGTCGACCAGCAAGCATGCCGACCCCGAGACGGCCATCGCCGCATGGCGCCGGCTCAACCGCCCGG